AACTAAGTTAAAAAGAAGTATAATAAGTATTAGAAAAATAGAAGATTCTGAAACACAATGTATAGAAGTTGATAATAATAATCATTTATTTTTAACAAATAATTTTATTACTACTCATAATACTACTACCGCTTTATATTTCGCCGCTAAATGTCAACAACCTAAATATGGTAGTAAACATATCTACTATATGAATGTTGAGGGCAGATTAAAAGAAATGAATTTAGATGGTATTTACGGTCTGAAAAAAGACCCTGAGCATTTTACTGTGATAGGTTCTAGTGAAGATAAGATTTTATCTGCTCAAGACTACCTAAATATCGGTGAAAAAATATTGATGAATCACCCGGAATGTGTCCTGATTATAGACTCGTTTTCTATGTTATGCCACGAAAAAGAAATTACGGACGGAGTGGGAACTTCTACTCGGGGTGGTGGTGCAGCGTTATTAGCTCAGTTTTGTCGGCAAATGGCAAACGTTGTACCTGTCAAGCGAAGTATTGTAATAGGTATAGCTCAATTAATGGCAAATACTAGTGGATATGGAGCGGCGCTACAAGAAAAAGGTGGTAACGCTGTTCAATATCAAGTTGACGTAAAATTACGATGTAAGTCAACTGAAGCCTGGGAGCATGATGGAAAGAGAATTGGTCAAAAGCTTACTTGGGTAACTGAAGCTACAGCTTTGGGTGCCCCGCCAGGACAAGAATTTGAATCGTATATCCGATATGGATATGGTATTGATGAAGTTAAAGAAGTTATTTGTCTAGGTAACGACTTGGGATTAATTAGCAAAAATGGCTCTTGGTATGTTTGTGATTTTATGCAGAATCGACTACCATCTTTAGGTGTGACAGAATGGAACGATGAAGCTATTAAAAAATGTAAAGCTCAAGGAGAAGAAAAGCTTTATAATTTATTAAAAAGTAATCCTTCTTGGGTGGAATATTTAGAACAAGATATTAGTAAAATGTTAGGGATAAAGAATGTCTGAGTGGAAAATTAATTATGAGAGTTAAAGGTCTTGATGGTCGTGAGTATTCGTGGTATTTAGTTGGGTATCAGCCCAAACTGTCTGATGAGCGGCCTCGCAGTGCCTTACATTTAGAAGTCAGAGAATTACTTCGTGCCACTTTTCCTTCCAGTCCGCTTTTAGAGGAAGTTCCCTTACCGGGAAGTGGGGGATTATTTGCAGACTTTTATTTACCTCAACAAAAAAAGATGGTAGAAGCTCATGGACGGCAACACTATGAATATGTGCATTTTTTTCATGGTGATATGATGGGATTTATAAAAGGTAAAAAAAGAGATTCTAATAAGGCTGAGTGGTGTCGAATTAACAATATCACCTTAATAGTCTGTTCCTACAAGGAGACAGTCGATGTCTGGAAAGAACTCCTTATCTGATTTAGCTAAACAAGTTGATGAAGTTCTTAGAGAGTATGAAAAGGGTTTAGGTATTAAGAATGTCTCTCCTGACATTCCGGCTGAAAAATATCTAACAATGTCTCAAGATGAAGTTTCTAGAATGTCGGCCGAACAATGTGGTGAAGCGTCTATTGTTTTAGCTCAATACTCTTTTTATCTACAAAGAAGTTTCAATGTAGAAATTCGTAGAGTAAATTGGGCTCAAGCTATGATTGATAGATATATTGCTCCAATTATGAAGAATTATACTGCAAGTTCAGCTTCCGAACGAAAAATGATGGCGATTAAGGATAATGAATTTGCTTTGTCTTGTGAACGTTTAAGAACTGAAGCTCAAGCTAGAGTAGACCAAATTAATTATCTATCAGCAAAAGTGGACGCTCTTTCTTATCGCTTCGCGGATTTACAACAAACTAAGAGGATGAAAAATGGATAATGAAACTTCTGGAACTACTACTCTCTATGATAGAGAGGAAGAATTATTCAAGATAAAAGATGAAAATGTTAATTATTATACTAAAGTGAAAACTTTCGCAAATAGTATTGGATTTTATATGTCATGTTCCAATGGAATCTTTACTTTAAGCCCTACGCCTATTCTTCACCACACTCACACTGAAGAACACGAAAAGGAAGTGGAGAAATTCAAGAGAGAGAATCCTGTTTATGCTAATATGAAAGGTATTAAACATCAGGAACCATCTTACGTGAATTACAATCTAAAAGTAGGTAGTAATATGCCCGGAATCCGATATTCTAGAATGTTGAGAATGGTTAACTCACCATAGAAGACTAGATTACCAAAAATTAGAACTGAAATTTATAACCTCAATTTCTTTTCTGAAAGCTTTGCTAGAAACTGGAAAAGTGGTTATCTATTCAGATAGAAACAAAAAATTTATTAAGTTGACCGAAGAAGGAAAGAAATATGTTAGATACCAATGCCCTACAACTCCTAAAGACAGGAATTGAAGAAAAAGATTTTTCCAAGATTAAAAAATCTTACGAACTCTTAACTTCTACTCAAGTTGAAACTCTGGATAACTCTCACCTGCAACAGATTTTGAGCTTGTTAAGTGAGAGTCAGCAGGAAAGGGTTCCTGTGGAAAACAAAGAAATCGAACCCGAACCAGAGGATTATGATGACTCTCTGATTCAAATTGAGACGGAGGCGGCGGATTCATCTAATGATGAGCCCCTTCCTGCTGAAAATTCTTTATTAGATGTGGGAGAAGAAGAAGTTTTTGATGAAGAAGAAGAAAAAGTTCTTCCTAAGAAGAATCCTAGTAAAATTCCGTTCTTTGGTGAAGAGGTAATTGAAGACGCTGGTTCTGGGGGAGAAACTCGCAATAAACAATGTGTTAGAGTAGCTTTTCCTTTGGGGCCAAGAAAAAATAATTTTAAAGATAATCCCGCTTTCGCTAAGACTGACACTCTTACTTTTGATAAAAAGGTAAGAACTAGAGAATCTATTGCTGCTAAAAAAATGATTCCTAAAAGACAACCATCTAAAAAGGTTGTAGTTAGATGTTTTTCATGTCAAAGAAAATATAGAATTGACGCTCATTTAGCGCCTCAAAGATTAGGTAGAGATGACCTAACAAGTTATCAGTGTGATAATTGTATACTCAGTAAACGAGGATAGAATGAATTCAGATATCGCATCAGAAAAAGCCGTATTAGCAGGTTTATTCCAATACGGCTCTAATTGCTATGTAGATATTGCAGATATAATTGATATTAATACATTTACTCTTGAATCAAATCAATTTATTTTTAAATGTTTAGAACATTTACTAAAAGATAAGGTTAATGTTACTCCAGACTTAGCTTCAGTTTTTGCGGCTGCTGCAAATTTAAATCTTAATCACATCATTGAAACTGAAGAAGAAAGACGCCATTTACGTGCCGTCATGAATTTCCCTATCCGTTTAGAAAACGTTAGGGGAATGGCGAAACGTATTAAAAAATTACAAATTGCTAGAGATGCTAATAATGTGCTAGATGAAATTAAAAGCACGTTAGTAAGTGTTACTGGCAATGAACCTATTGATGAGATTTTAAGTTTAGTTGAGAATCCTATTTACGATTTCGCTTTAGGTTTGTCCGAATCAAAAAGCGATGGACCCCAAAAGATTAGTGACGGTCTAGAAAAGTATGTAGAACATCTTATTAACAATCCCGTTGAAAATATTGGTATTTCTTCTGGTTTTCCTAAGTATGATGCGGCAATTGGAGGAGGTTTTAGAAAAAAAACTGTTAATATGATTGGGGCTCGGGCTAAAGTTGGTAAGACTATGCTAGCCGATAATATCGCTATGCATGTTGCTGGTAAGTTAGGAATTCCGGTTCTAAACTTAGATACGGAAATGAGTAAGGAAGACCACTGGAACAGAATGTTAGCTAATATTTCCGGTGTAAGTATTAAAGAACTAGAAACAGGTAAATTCTCTTCTAATACTAAACAAAAGGAAGCTGTTAAACAAGCTGTTAATTATTTAAAGGGTATTCCGTATGAATACATTAGTATTGCTGGATTACCATTTGAAGAAATCGTTTCAATTATGAGACGGTGGGTATTGAAAACTGTGGGTCTTGAAGATTCTGGTGAAGCCAAACCTTGCTTAATTATTTATGATTATCTAAAATTGATGAGTTCTGAAGCTATTAATAAAAATCTTCAGGAGTATCAGGTTTTAGGTTTTCAGATGACCGGATTGCACAATTTCATGGTTCGTTACGGTGCGGCATGTTTATCGTTTATTCAATTAAATCGTGAAGGTATTACTAAAGAAGATACTGATGTGGCTAGCGGGTCAGATAGAATTATTTGGCTCTGTAGTAATTTCACAATTTATAAAGCAAAAACGGACGAGGAGATTGCTGAAGAATCCACCTTGACAAAAGAGAAGTATAATCGTAAACTAGTACCTATCATCGCTCGGCACGGGGCTGGTATGGAAAGTGGTGATTATATTAACATGAAAATGACTGGTCAGATAGCTAAGATTGAAGAAGGCTATACTCGCAGTGAAGTTCATGGTGGGCTCGCCGCTTCTGCTACCGTAAAGGAAAAAGAACATGCCATTAAATACGAAGGAGAGTCTACCCCAATCTTTTGACCAAGCGCGATTAGATGCGATAGTAGAAATCTTAAGTTGTCGTTACACAGAACTATTTGAAGCACTAGAGGTTAATCTAAGTAAAACTGCCAAAATGTATATTGGATGTTGTCCGATTCATGGAGGAGATAACCATAGTGCTTTAAACTTATACACGGATGGTTATTCAGTTAAAGGTTTTTGGAAATGTCGAACTAAACACTGTGAACAAGTTTTCAAAAAAACTTTAATTGGATTTATCCGTGGAGTTTTGTCTAATAGAAAAGGTTGGAGTGGACCCAATGATATTAAGCATGTTGCATCTTTTAGAGAAACGATAGATTGGATTTGTAATTTTTTAGGTAAAAAATTTCAAGATATTAAAATTAATTCTGAAGAAGTTTCTAATAAGAAATTCGCTAATCAAGTTAACTCCCTCATTAAACAGAAAGAAAAACCTAAAGGAATTACTAGAACTCAGGTTAGAGAATCTTTGGAAATTCCGGCTAAGTTCTTTGTAGATAAAGGTTTTAGTAAACAGATATTAGATAATTATGATGTAGGACTCTGTAAAAACCCTGGAAAAGAGATGTATAACAGGGTAGTAGCCCCTATCTATGATGAAGATAGGAAATTTATGGTGGCTTGTACTGGAAGAAGTATTTATCCGAAATGTGAAAAATGTAAATATTACCACAATCCTCAAGAAAAATGTCCTGAAGAAAAATATCGAGAATTAAAATATTCTAAGTGGAGAAATAGTGGTAATTCTAGTGTAAGTTCTTATTTATATAATTTTTGGTCTAGTAAGAAATTTATTAAAGAAACTGGTACAGTAATTTTGGTAGAGGGTCCGGCTGACGTTTGGAAACTAGAAGAATTAGGAATTCATAACTCCGTAGCCTTATTTGGTACAGAAATTTCCGATGAACAGCAGATTATCCTAGAAATGTCAGGAGTTTTTAATGTAGTGATTTTACTAGATATGGATAAAGCAGGTAAAGAAGGAACTGAAACTATTAAAAAGAAGATTGAGAGAAGTTATCGAGTTTTCTGTCCGCAATTGTCAGTGAATGACCCTGGAGATTTTACTGAACAAATTGTAGAAGAAGAGTTGTTACCAATTCTAAAAGGTTTAAGAATATGAAAACTATTTGTTTTGTGGGAGAAGGACGAGCGGGAAAAGATACCGCTTGCGATTTTCTAGAAAAAATTACTTTATTGAGAAATGCTGGAACTACTTCTAAATACCTTTGTCGTTATGTAGCTGAAGAACTAGGATTATCTTTTGAAGAAGCTTATCGAAGAAGACATGAATCAGATGAAATGAGGATAGCTTGGTATAATAAAGGTAATGAGGTTAGAGAAAAGGGGCCAACTACTTTAATTCGAGAAGCTTTACAATATGGAGAAATCACAGGTGGTATTAGAGATTTAGAAGAAATTATTGCTACCCGTAAAGAAAATGTGGTAGATTTGATTATTTGGATTGAAAATAAAAGAGTAAAGAAAGACCCAACAATTAAATTCACTTCGGATTATGCGGATATCGTGATTGAGAATAATGGTACTCTAGAAGAGTTTTATCAGAAGTTAGAGCGTTTTGTGAAATTTTCCCAATTACCTCTGAGATAATATTTATGTATCCAAGTTATCGACCAAATCGAGTGACACCGGAAGTTAAAAAGAATAAAATTTATGTAGCGGGTTCTGTTAAAAATAACATTAATAGAATTAGAGATATTGTTGCAGTTTTATCTCATATGGATTATAAGATTTCTCACGATTGGACTAAGACTAATCAAGAAAAATTTAATGATGACAGCACATATCGTTATAATGAGATGGTAAATCAACTGCATGGTATTCGATATTGTGATTTCTTTGTCCTAGTTCTACCTGCTGGTCGCGGTTCCTATATTGAATTAGGATACGCTTTAAGTTTAAATAAGAAGATTTTCGTTTTAGCTGAAAATCAAGACCAAGTCAATGAAGTGGGATTACTTCGAACTGGGGTCTTAGATGTTGAGGTAGTCTTTAATCTAAAAGATTTACTAGATAAGCTAAAGCTTAGAAAAGATGAAAGCGAGATTCCGTTCTAATGATTGTAACATACCTACGCTCTAGCAGCTATAATACTTATGACTTTTGTGAAAGAAAGTATTTTATAGACTATACATTAGGATGGCGTAGCCCGGCTAATAAGAAAGCTAGTAAAGGAACTATAGTTCATAAAGCCTTGGAAATGTTAGCTCAAATTAAATTAGCCCAACAAAATCTTCAAAATTTTATTGTGAATGATGAGTTGGGCAAATTTTACATTTCTGAGCTAACTCCTGATATCTGTGTAGATTTGGCTTATCATCATATTTCTAGTAAAGAAACTTTTTACGATTGGTCTGAAGAGGATTTCAAAGATTGTAGAAAATGGACTTGGGACGCTCTAAAATATAGAGATGGAATGTTTAATCCCTTAAAGCAAAATATCGTTAAGCCAGAACAATACTTTGATATTGAAATACGTCAACCGTGGGCTTATTATAATTACAAAATGCCAAACGGTGAAAAACTAGAAGGTTATTTTAGTATCAAAGGTACATTAGACTTATTAGTCAAATTAGATACTCAAACTTATGAGCTAATTGATTATAAGACTGGTAAAAGGATGGATTGGAACACCGGAGAAGAAAAGACATACAAAAAACTCAGAAATGACCCGCAACTCAGAATGTATCATTATGCTACATCTATATTATTTCCAGAAATAGAACATATTATTGTTAGTATTTTTTATATTCAAGATGGTGGCGTTTTTAGCATGGATTTCAATAAAGATGATATTGCTAAAACTGAAGAAATGTTAAAAAAGCGTTTTAATGTTATTCGTAATAATTATAGACCTAAAAAGATATATCCAAGCTGGAAATGTACTAAGCTGTGTCATTTCGGAAAACATGATTTAGAAGGTAATAAAATTAGTAGTGCAGAATATAAAGAGAAAAGTATTTGTTCTCAAATTGGAAATGACCTCTTGCAATTAGGCGTAGACCGTGTTATGCTAAAACACTCTAAGAGTGACGTATCTAATTATGGTTCTGGCGGTGGTCGTAGTAATAAGGATGAATAATGTATACCAAAGAATATTTTAATTTTCTAACTAATAAAAAGATTGAGTTATAAAAGGAAATTGATAAGATTCAAGAAGAGATTAATAGATTAAAACAAATTCTTAAAGAAGATAGTGTTCTAAAGGATTATGTACCATCAAAAGCTATTGTTCATAGCGGAATGTATTGGCTTAAGAATAGATTTAACCCATTAGAAGGATATAGTGAAATTCCGAAAGGTTTCCGAATTCTTTATGAACTTCAAGATGAAGGACCGGCGTTTATAATGGAATCTAAAGATAAGGCTTGGGTTTGGCCTTCTATTGAAGAAGCTCGACGGTGGATTTCAGAAAATAATAGGAATGGATGTATAATTGTCATTATTGGACTAATGATAAATATATTCCTCAACCGGAAGATTTGCCAAATGAAAATGATTATCCGTTAATTGTAGTGGGGGAATGGACAAGATATTAATTTATCAGGAGAAATATGTGATTTTAAATGGTAATCATACTTGAAAAATTCCTGAGCTAGTGGTATACTATTAATTGAAATTCTAGTTTGGGGTTTTCTATTTTTTCTATTCCTACAACTAGTAACAAAATTAAAACCTGATTTTTCAACTATAGTTTCATAAACAACAGAATCAGAGGTAATAGTTTCTATCCTAATACCTGCGTAAACAGTTTTATCTCTTGGGTGTTTAGACATATAACCGTCTCCCCAAAGTAAACCTAAAAAGTAACACTGATAGATATTTTCAAAATTCATAAAGCCTCCTACAAATATTACACGGAGTAATCACAAATGGACGAAAAAGTTTTAGTTGTTCCAGAGAATATTTTCCTTGAATTAGGTGGAAAACCCGGAGTCAGCAGGGAAGGTGTCACTATGTTGAGTGAACCCAAATTCTTAAATTCGCTTTTCTATCTAGAACGTTCTAAGGCTGAAACTAACCCCGAATATAAACAGCTTATCCCTTATTGTGTAATCAAAGCCGGTTGGGATAATAGGAAAAATTTTTTTGTTTATCGACGCACTAAAAAAAGTGGCGAATCCCGACTGCATGATAAATGGTCAATTGGAGTCGGCGGGCATATTTCGGAATGTGACGGCATCCCTTCCTGCTCATATGATGCGGCGATGAAGCGAGAACTACAAGAAGAAGTGGCTCTCCGTGGAGATTTTCATAATGAAGTTTTAGGGTTGATTTATGACCCGTCTAATGATGTAGGGAAAGTACACTTAGGTGTAGTTCACCGACTAACTATGATGCATAATGCAATCATGCAACCTGTAGACCCGGCTCTTGACAGCGGGGAATTTGTCGATTATGATTGGTTAGTTCAGAACTCTGGTTTGTTTGAGAATTGGTCGCAATTTGTCATTAAGGAATTATTATGATTAATAAGATATCTTATGCTTTTATAGGATATGTAATAATAATTGTCACTTTTACTTTAGGTGCTATTTTCGGTCATACTTGCATCAAAACTCTCGAACAAATGAATATGGATACTTGGAGAGGGAATAGCAAAGAAGGAATTTTAATTTATGTGGGATATGACCCGTCTTTAGGGCGTAAGTGGCAAAGTAATAGTGTTATGACTGTATATCCTAATGAAGATTCTAAATGGCAAGACCATGTAGTAGTCAGGTTTAAGAGTAAAGAAGAAGCTATTGAAGCTAGAAATAGAGTTTTGAAAGCCGCTAGGTATGAATAATGTATAAACCATTTTATTTTAAGCTACAAAGTTACTATGATGATAAAAAATGGTGGAATGAAGAAGAACAAGAGTTTGTAGATTTTGAAAGAGCCACTCTGTTTTCAGGGTGGATTTCTTGTAAGTATCCCAAACCAGAACTAGAAACTTTGCAGGAATTACCGCGTCATGAAATGTATCACTTAATTCCAATGAAAGTTGAAGAAATAAAATGAATAATGAAGAACTTTGGGAAAATTCAGTTTGTGATGAATGTGGTGGCAATCTAGTTAATGGTGGTAAATTTGTGACTCCGCATAAAGCTGGCTGTTCTCAAGATGATAGAGAAGATTGCCCAACCTACGATGGTTGTGATGATGGGAAGATATAAAGATGAGTAAAAAATTAACAGAATATGATATTGAAGAAGCTTTAGCTGAGTTAGGTGTAGATAGTGCTGGTAGCACTGTTAATCCTTTAAGATATAAACGACATGAATTAGCCCGTTATCTATTTAGTAAATTAGATTTGGGTCGTTGGGATGGTAAAGTAGAACCTTCTGATTCGGATGATGTCATCATTGGTAATGGATAATTTATATGAAACAATGGATTCCACTTAATTGTCATACTCACTACAGTCTACTGAATAGCTCTAACAAAGCTAATCAGATTGCTGAAAGATGTAAGAATTTAGGATATAACGCTTGCGCTATTACCGACCAAGGTAGTGTAAGTGGTGTAGTTGACGTAATGAAATCTTTTAAGAAGATGAAAAAGGAATCAGGCTATGCGATTAAACCAATTTTAGGTTGCGATTTATATTTATGTGATAGTAAGCCAACAATTAAAGAAGAATTTAATCGGAAATTATCACAAGTTTATGTTTTAGCTAAAAATCTTGAGGGGTGGCGAGATTTAATTAAAATTATTTCTCAATCTAATCACCCCGATTTCTTTTACTATAAACCTCGTATTTCTTTAGACGAACTTAGTAAGTTTACTCAAAAAGGTAATCTGATTGCTATTAGCGGTCATTTAAACTCAGATTTGTCCAATTGTTTATTTAATAAGGAAAATCTGAAGTTAGCTTATTCAACTAAGCTTTATGAGATTGCAAAATCTTATGTAGAGTCAGATTGGAAAAAACGTGGTTTGGATATGATTGAAAAGTATCAATCTATTTTTGGAAAAGAGAATTTTTTCTTAGCTTCTAATTTAATTGATGCTAAAAATACTCCAGCTAACTCAATTAGTAATAAGATTATTCGTTATTTAGCTAAAGAAAAGGGAATTGAAAATCAATTAGTGGCTATTGGTAATAATTATTATCCCACTCAAGAAGATGCTATTGACCAAAGAGTTTTAGTATGTTCTTTAATGGAAACTACATTTAAAGAAGTTAAGAATAAAATTGCTAATACAGATAATTACTTATTAGACTGTTTCTTTAAATCAAATAATTATCATATTCCATCAACTTTAGAAATGGAAAGTCTACATACAGATGTAGAGATAAATAACACTATGAGAATTAATGAGATGTGTGAAGAATATGATATTCTTGGCACACCTTCTATTCCTCAATTCAAATGTCCCAACGGATTATCTCCAGATGATTATTTAAGAGAATTATGTGTAGAAGGTTGGAAGAAGACTATTAAGCCTATTATTAAAAAGGAAGAATACTCAAAATACGGAGATAGAATTAAGAAGGAGTTAGACGTTTTCAAAGAAGCTGGTCTAGCCTCTTACTTCTTAATTGTTCAAGATTATTGTAATTACGCCAGAAGTAAAGGATGTTTACTTTCTCCGGGGCGCGGTTCTGGTGCTGGATGTTTAGTTTCAGCTTTAATCGGTATTACTGACAAAGTGGTAGACCCAATTAAGAATGATTTACTCTTCGAGAGATTCTATAACGCTGGTAGAAATGCTCCCGGTCGAGTTTCTCTACCCGATATTGATTGTGACTTCCCTATTAGTTTCCGTGAGGAGATACTGTCTTATATCCGTAATACCTACGGAATGGATAAGGTGGCTCAAATGGTTACCTTTAGCCGAATGCAAGGAAGAGGCGCGGTCAAAGACGTATTTCGGGCTCACGACGCTTGTAGCTTTGAAGAAATTAATAAAATTAACGAGTTCATACCTCAAGAAGCTGAAATTTCAGATGAACTACAGTTAATGATGGAAGAAACTGGTGAGGCTAGTATTCTTCGATGGGCTCTAGAGAATCGGCCAAAAGAACTAAAGCAGTGGTGCTTTATTAAGGAAGATGGTAGTTTAGACGGTCAGTATTCTAAGTTATTTGAACAAGCTATTAGATTAGAGGGAACTAAAAAAAGTCAAGGTAAGCACGCCGCAGGCGTGGTGATTTCCAATAGCGTCTTAGCCGACGTTTGCCCAATGGTTTATGACAAGTCTACTGGATTAATGATTGCGGGCATGGAAATGGGCGCTCTGGAGGCGATGGGGCATGTGAAATTTGATATTCTAGGGGTAGCTGTCCTAGATAAAATTATGGGTGTTCAAGAGTTGCTTTTAAACGGAACTATCGAGGGTGAATAATGGTTGGAATTAAATTAGACGATTTAGAATACTCCGCTCTAGAAAGAAAAGTTTCTGTTAATAATTTAATTAAAGATATCCTAGGAAAAAGAAAAGATTTATTTTGGGTCGAGTCCGAACAATCTTCTTTATTTTGGGATAGAAAGAAATGGAATGTGAGTAAGCTCACAGAAGATAATATAGAATTTGCAGAATTTGCAGAAGAAAAGCTGGATGAAGCTATTTCTAGATTTATAGACAATTCAGTGAATGATAAACTTAGTAAAACCGATGAGGAAGTATATGCTACGAATCTTTACTGAAGAAAGATTGGGTGGTAAGATACTAGAAGAATGGTTTCCTAATAGATACGGAGATTATTTAATTTGTCTACTGAAGAAGAGTGGCATAGAGAATAATTTTTGTATCCATGATGAAAATTTGGAATTCAAAAACATACAAACGACTCGTATAATATCATTAGGTCAGGCTTGCACGTCTACTATATTAAATAATAAAAAGATGAAGATGAAGGATATAGCGGGAAAAGAATTTCTGTTCAATAATATCAAAGTATATCCTTGGTATACAGTTTCTTATATACTCTTAAGAGGTAAGAAGCTAGAAGAACAAACTATTAATTTTTTCAGGAATATAAAATGAAACTTAAGTTTTGGGAAAAATCTGACAAGGAAAAAGAAATCGCTTCTCTAAAAGCTGAAGTAGAGAAATTAAAAGTGGCATCTTTACTAAAGGATGAACTATACACTAACGAATACATTAAGTTTGAGAATTTCAAAAGAAGTGTTTACACTACTTTCAGCGCCATAGCTTTAGCTAATAACGGTGAATATGTTGTAGATAATAATTTTGTAACAGTAGTTCTTCAAGAGGAACTATCAAATAAACTAAGTATTAGCGAAAAAGATAATGGAATTCTGATTTCTATTAAGGATAACGGAGAACAGTCATTATAAACTATAACGATATTATTGTTTTTGACTTTGAGACTGGTGGAAAAGACCCTCATACTTGTGAACCATTACAATTAGCCGCCGTAGCTATTGATTCTCGCAGTCTAGAAATAAAACCAAATTCAGAATTTGAGACTTATATTAAGCCTACTGACTGGTCTAAAGTTGAAGACGAGGCTTTAGCTATTAACAAGATTGAAAAATCTGTAGTAGATAAAAAAGGGATTAACCAAAAAGAAGCCTGGGAAGCATTTACTAATTATTGCAATAAGTATAATAAAAAGAAAAGCTTTTGGGGGGCTCCAATTGCAGCAGGTCATAATATTTTAGGTTATGATATGCATATTGTAAACAGAATGTGCAAACTATACGGGCCTTTAGATAATAAAAGTAAAGAACCTATTCTGTTTCACGGTAGAGATAAAATAGATTTATTATGTTTGTGTTTTACGTGGTTTGAAAATAACAAAGATGTGGCTAATTATAAACTTGATACCTTAAGAGACTATTTTGGTATTCCCAAAGATGGGGCTCACAATGCTATCAAAGACGTAAAAGATACAGCTATGATTCTAGCGAGATTCATGAAGTTTCACAGAAACATCGCTGCCAAAACCACATTTAGAGGAGTTTTTGGAAATGCAAAATCAGCAGGAGAGGGTGCCAGTGGATAAGGGTGTTCCGTCTTGGCTTGGACGGAAGCCTGCCCACCCTTTTGACTTATTTGAGTTCTACTTTCCCCGTACTTCTGAAACGCAAAAGTTTGTAAGCAAGTCCTGGGGGTATGAAAACTGGATAATTAATAGCCCTTTGTATTGTGGAAAAATTCTTTTTATTAAAAAGGGTAAATATACCAGTTGGCACTATCATGAAAAGAAAGACGAATGTTTTTACATTCTCAATGGAGAATTAAACGTTTTACTATCTTGGGATAAGAGTGAATTAACGGCTCAATGTGTAAAATTACATGAATCTGATAGCCTACATATCCCAACTGGAATGGTTCATAGATTATATGGTCATACTGATGTGACCTTAATAGAAATTTCTACTCACCATGAAGATAGTGACTCGATTAGATTAAATGGAGATGGAACGGTAATTAAATGAAAATATTATACTTATCTTGTCACGAAACGTTAGAATTTGATGAACTAAAAGTTTTAGATAAACTTGGTCATCAAGTTTTTTCGTTTGGACATTATATTGACCCCAGACGACCTTGTCATCCTACTAAAAGTGAAAAACTAGATATTAAAATTGATGAAGAGTTATTAGAAAAATTTAAGTTCTATCATAACTATGATGAAATTGTTGAACGCTTTGATAAAATCACTATCAAAGATATATTAGGTATTTATTATAAGAAAATACATAAAGAGTTTGCTAAACTGTTTGATGTTTTGATTGTGGCTCACTTTGAAGAAAATCTAACATTGAATTGGGACTCTTTTAAGAATAAACCTGTCATAGTTAGATATATAGGCCAACCTCAAACCCACTTTAGTCCTTACGTTTCTAAAGTAAAGAAAGTGGCATATTCCAATACCGAAAAATATATTAATAGATTTCACGATTTTGATGCCGTGATTAGACCTTATGTAGACACAAATTACTATCAAGGATGGACCGGTGAAAAAGATTACGTTTTAACTATTAATAAATGGATGAAGAAGCGTGGAGATTATTCCGCCTGGAATACTTACTTAGACGTAACAGCAGGATTTAATAGAATCGTAGGGGGCTTTGAGAATGAAGACATTTCGTTTTCAGCCGGTGACCTCTCTCCTGCTGAAATTCAAAAGTTACGAGTAGAAGCTGGAGTTTATTTTTCTACTTGTACTAAGCCGGGACCGTTCACTTATTCTTTCATGGAAGCTCTTTCTACTGGAATACCTACAGTGAGTATCGGCCCTAAGATTGGAAGCGTTTCTCCAGATAAGCCTACTTTTGAGGCACATACTTATATTGAAAATGGAGTGTCTGGTTTCTGGTCTGATGATGTAAAAGAACTTAGAGGTTATTTACAACTTTTACTAGAAGATAAGAATTTAGCTCGTCAAATATCTAAAGGTGGTAGAGAAGCAGCTTTAAAATACTTCTCAATAGACAAAAATATGGCGGATTGGAAAAACTTATTGGAGAAATTATGATTGATTCTGATACTTTACGAGAAATTTTTCAGGACGTTGAAAAAAACTTTTCAATTAAATGTGTTTACTGTGAGGAAACTTATTCCAAATTTAATACTAAGGTCGTAAATTTAGGAAAAATTTATCCGTCTTTATTTTTAGACAGTCCTTCTCAAACTTCCTTACTGAAAAAAGAAGAACTTTCGTTATCACAATGCCCACATTGTAATTTCGTCCAGTTAACTAATGTGCTTCCACCAGATAGTATGTACCGAGAATATTGGTATCGTTCTGGGTTGAATAATAGTATGGTAGAGTCATTGAGAGATGTAGTAGAAAAGACTAGCAAAAAAGCTGATATTCGATATAATCGAGTTATGGACATTGGAGCTAATGACGGCACATTACTTTCTTTTTATCCAGACAATTTCTTTAAAGTTGGATATGACCCGGCTAATAATCTAGCTAGTAGTGCTATACAAAATTGCAATGTATTTATTAACACTTACTTTCCATCAGATGTGTATTTTGATGCGCCTTTCGACATTATATCTTCTATTGCTATGTTTTACGATGTGACAGAACCTCGTAAATTTGCAAACGCTATCAGAAAGAACTTGTCAGAAAAAGGTGTGTGGGTTCTGCAAATGACCGATTTAACTTCTATGTTAAAAGTCAATGCTTATGATAATATTTGCCATGAACATATCGCATACTATTCTTTAAAGTTATTACAAAAACTACTAAAAGAATGTGAATTAGATATTTTTGACGTTTCTTATAATGACGTAAATGGATGGTCTATTCGAGTTTATATTTGCAAAGAAGATACTCACAAGATTAAGCCTTCAGTACAAAACTGCTTAGATAAAGAAGAAGAGTTGTTTAAGAATAGAGATTGGAAAGAATTCAATAGAATTATTCAACATATTAATGAATCAACGTCTTCTTTTATTAAAGAAGAAAATAAAAAGGGTAAGAAAATCTTTGGTCTAGGCGCTTCTACTAAAGGTAATACTTATCTTCAATGCGCTAAACTAACATCGACAGATATTCCGTATATCTTAGAAGTTAGTAAAGATAAATTTGGTAAATATACTGCTGGTTCTAATATTAAAATTATTAGTGAATCAGAAGGTTTGGCTATGAAACCAGATTATTTACTAATTTTACCTTGGCATTTTACTTCCTTCTTTATTAATAAGAAAATAGACTATTTAAGAAATGGTGGAAAATTTATCGTGGCAATGCCGGAACCGGGAGTGTATGAATGGAAGGATGGTTCTCTGGTGTTTAATAAATTAGATTCTTCTGTTAGAAGTTGGAATGAGTAAAATACTATTTGTTAATCAAGAAAAAAGTCAGTGTGGTGTTTATCAATTTGGAAAAAATACCTCACTGATTTTGCTTAAATATAATGATATTCATAAATTTGAATATTTAGAGACTACATCTCCAATAGACAAATTTGACTACGATTTAATCGTATTCAATTATCATCCTTGCACTATGTCTTGGATAAATAACTCCTTTCTTACCAATGTTAGAAAATCTGCATTGTTAATGCATGATGAAAGACCTAATTTTAATAACATCTCTGTGTTTCGTCCAGACCCGACTTTCGGAAATACTAATACTGATTTCAATGTTGGGCGTCCCATCCTACATTTCGACTTGCCAAATCAGGTTCTTCCTGATACAATAGGCTCCTTCGGATTCGGTTTTGACCATAAAGGATTTGAAGATTTAGTACAAAAAGTTAATGATGAATTTGAGCAAGCTACTGTTCGCATTCATATACCTTTAAATACTAAGGTTGATAGCAGTGGTTATTACGCTTTAAGAATGTCTAAGAAATTAAAGAGTATTCCTTTGAAGCCTAATATTAAACTTGTTGTCACACATGATTATAAAGATGAGCAACAGCTAGTCAATTGGCTCTCTGAGAATAGTATAAATGTATTCATGTATAAAAATACAAATAGCTTAAGTCAGGGATGTTCTAGTTCAGTAGATTGGGCTTTGGCTTCTAAACGGCCAATTGCAGTTACTAATGACCCAATGTTTCGACATATTACGACTTTCGCTCCTGAAACTTGTTTAGAAAAAAGAAGTTTAAAAAGTATTTTAGAAAATCCGCCTTCCTTAGATTATTTCTATGAAAATTGGTCGGAGAGAAAATTTTACGAAAATTACTGCGAGGTTATTAATGAAGTTTTACGCTCATAGAGGGAATATTTCTGGCCCTAAATCTGAATTAGAAAATACTCGCGCTTACATTGATGAAGCTTTTAGAAACGGTTTTGATGTAGAAATTGATGTGCGATATATCAATGGGAAGTATTATTTAGGTCACGATAAACCTCAAGAAGAAATAACTAAACAATTCTTAGAAGACAGTAGACTATTAGTTCACGCAAAAACTATAGAAACTTTTCAGAAATTATTGAAGTATCCTACTATTCATTCTTTTTACCAAGATTTAGACCATGTATGTTTAACATCTAAAAATAAAGTGCTTTATCATGAAGACGCTAAATTTCCATCAAAATATTCTAATGATGAAATTGTTGTAGATTTAAATGGTAAATTAGCTGGAATCAATTTTGATGCATATGGAGTTGTTTCACATTGGGTATCCACCTTTTCTACTGAAGAATATGCTCCGACAATGTTTAAGTTACTAGTATTAGACGTTGATGGAGTTTTAACAACCGGTAAAAAAAACTTATAATAGTCAACATGAAGTAGTTTCTAAAGAATTTTGCGATAGAGATTTTACGGCTATTAAAAGATTTCAGTCTGGAATGATTCCAGTAGTTTTTCTTTCTGGAGATTCTTTTAATAGAGGAATGGCTAGAAGTCGAGGAGTACCATTCTATAACGCTAAAGAAATTTCTAATCAATTAGACAAAGAAGTTGCTATAGAAAAAATATGTGAAATTTATAAAGTGAATAAAGAAGATGTGGCTTATGTGGGAGATGATTATTACGATTTATCTCTTTTAGCTAATCTACGTTGGAGTTTTTGCCCAAAAGATGCGGCTCAAATAGTTAAAAGTAACGTTAAGTACGTTTTAAATAGAAATGGTGGAGATGGTGTAGTAGAACTTCTTTATGAAGCTTTTAAAGATAAAATAGTTCAAAGGTATCCGTATGAAACATGAAGTTTATGTAGTTGGAAGTTCTTTTACTGATTATTTCCATGTTATTAAAAATCATAAATTTAAAAAATGGATAGGTGTGGGTGGGATTAGTAATATTACTAATTTTCCGAATGTGGCTACTGATTATAATTCAGCCTACTATTTGCTATCTGATGTAGTTGCTCCGGTAACTTGTGCGACGTGGGCTGAGAAAAATCAAACAAAGGAAGTTGAAAAATTTTTTGAGAATAAGATAGTGACAACAGATTGGATACATTTCATGTATGCCAACACTATTCCAGATTTAGATATCTCAAAATTTAAAAGTAAATATAAATCTTGTGATTTATCTAATGGGCCTAACCCAACAATTTCCTTAGAATCCACATTGCAAAACGTGGAAGCTTGTGATATAGTGTTCATGTCGTGTCATCACGAACATTTTGAAAAAGTGAAAAAGGCTAGCGATAAGAAAATTTTAATTTGTCACAGTGAAAATGGCAGCTTGCTTTTTCAGAGAGGAAAATTAACCTTTAAGTATTATCACGCAAAAGAAGACTTCGTTTTTGTTACAGGTGCCGGTGACAAATTTGCTGGAAATTTCATTGAAAACTATCTCGTCCAAAACCTTCCTTTTGAAGAGAGTATTGAACTTTCTCATGAAAAAGTTCTAACTTGGCTCCGAGAAGAAAATCAAAATTTATGTAAGTAAGCAGGGAAGGGCATATGGTAAAGTATAATCTAGTGGTGCCTCTATCGGGTAAGGGTCAACGTATGGTAGATGGGGGCTTTTTTCTTCCTAAGCCGATGTTGATATGTGGAAATAAAAGTATTTTAGAATGGTCAATGGATTCTATTGATACGAGTGAATGTCAAGTGACTTTTGTAGTTAGACAGGAACACGTAAAAAATTATTCTATTGACAGTTGGTTGAAGAATAAATTTGGTCATAATATTAAAATTGTGATTACGGAAAAAGCCACAAGTGGGGCAACTGAAACCGTTTTAATTGGATTAAAAGATTTATCTGAAGATTTACCATTGGTTGTTTATTGTCCAGATACCACTTTTTCTCCATGTTATAAGCCTTGTGATGAAGATTTTAAGAATGATGGGTTAATTTTAACTTTTAAATCTAATAGTCCTAACTATAGCTATGTTCAATTAAATGAACAGGGTAAAGTTATTCTTACTAAAGAAAAAGAAGTGCTTCCTAGCAACCTAGCTTCGGTAGGAGTTTACTGTTTTAAGACTACTAGGCTATTTAAAAGTTACGCCGAAGATTATATTAATAAATCTTCTAAGGAAACTCATATTTGTCCATTGTATAATGAACTATTAAAAGATAATTGTGAACGAATTTTTCCATCAGTAATAACTCAACGTTCTATTGAGAAAATTCATATTATGGGCACTCCTGAAGAATTTAATTTTTTCGAGAGTGTTTCTTATAGATATTTTTAAATAGAAAATTTGCTTTATGTTGTGACCATTCTGGTTACGAATTAAAGCAACAAATTATGAAGATATTATCTAATAGAAAAATTGAGTATATTGATTTTGGCTGTTTTAATACTAAAGACTGTGATTATAATGTCTACGTTAAAATGGCAGCAGACTATGTATTGAAAAATAAAGAGTATTTCGGTATTGGAATTTGTCGAAGTGGACAGGGAATTAATATTTGCGCGAATAAAATCGACGGAATTCGTTCTTGTCTAATTACTGACCAATACAATGCAGAATATGCTATCAGACATAACGCGGGCAATTTTTTTGCTTTATCATCTCACCACTTAATAGATGATAAAACAATTTTATGGAACGTTCTAAACATTTTATACCAAGAAACCTTTGACGGTGGAAGACATCAAACAAGGATGATGGCAAACAATGATTAAATGTGGTGGACTAACAGAATTTCAAAAAGGATGGATAATTGGAGATTTTAGTCCCGCTCTATTTAAGACGCCTAATTTTGAAGTGGGAATTCATTATCATAGCAAGGGAACTTTTGGAGACAAACATATCCATAAAATAGCAACAGAATTTAATATTGTTGTTACTGGAGATGTGATGTTAGATAATAGTATTAGAATAATGAATTCTTCTTATTGGATAACAGAACCTAATCAACAAATAGATGTGTGTTTTTTAGCGGATACTTGTCTTGTGGTAATTAAAATACCCTCGATTCCAGGGGATAAACATTATCCTATTACTGATGAACAACTATTAGATTTTCGTAACTGGAATCCCACTGAAGAACAAGCTAAAAATTATTTTAAAGGTATATTACATGCGTATAATCAATGATATTAAATTAGATTTTGACGATGTTTTAATTTGCCCTAAACGCTCTGAAACTGGTAGTCGGGCAGATGTTAATTTAGTTAGGAAATTTGTTACTCGTAACTCAAAACAGGTTATTGAAGGTGTGCCTATTATGGCTGCTAATATGGATGCCACTGGAACTTTGATGATGTGTGAAGAGTTGCATAAAGAAAAAATGTTTACTTGTCTACACAAATTTTATCAACCAGAATTGTTATTAGAATTTTTTCATAATAATGAAAGTTCAGATAACGCTTTTTATACTCTAGGTATTACTAACGACGATTTTGATAAACTTAAATATGTGAGTGATAGAGTAACAATTGATAAAATATGCGTAGATGTCGCTAATGGTTATACTAAGTTTTTTGTAGATAAATTAAAGAAGATTAGAGAGTTACATCCTAAAGCAATTATTATGGCAGGTAATGTAGCTACGCCTGATATGACTCAAGAATTAATTCTAGCTGGTGCTGATATTATCAAAATTGGCATTGGGCCAGGAAGAGTTTGTGAAACTCGAAAAGTAACTGGAGTAGGATATTATCAACTCTCCGCAATTATTGAATGCGCTGACATTGCACACGGTTTAAATGGGCATATTTGCGCAGACGGAGGCTGTTCTACTTCTGGAGATATCTGTAAGGCTTTTGGAGCCGGTGCGGATTTCGTCATGTTAGGTTCTATGCTGGCTGGACATGATGAATGCGAGGGTGAATGGATTTATGAAAAAGTTTTTAACGGGCCAGAAAAAAGATTGGATGATTTTATGGTGGCTAGAAGTATGGCGCGCAAAAAGGCTTTAAAATTCTATGGCATGTCATCTAAAGACGCAATGGAAAAATATTATGGAGGAGTGGCAGAACATCGTGCCCCCGAAGGACGGTCCACGGAAATGCCGTACAAAGGTAAGGTTAAAGAAACTCTCAAAAATATTATGGGCGGAATTCGTTCAGCCTGTGCTTATATTGGAACTAATGATATTAAACATTTTAGTAAATGTACTACTTTCGTAAAGAGTAAATAATGTTAAGTGTAGTTTTACAGGGTCCAGTAGCTAAACAAACACCCGAATATATAGAAAGATATAGAGCCTTTCCATTTGTAAAAGAAATTATTCTTTCTACTTGGAAAGGCGAAAATGTAGATGAATGCAATCCAGATACTATTATTCTAAATACCTTACCTAAAAATAAAGGTAAAGGTAATAGGAATTGTCAAATAGTTAGTAGTTATGCTGGAATTGTTCATGCCTCTTGTAATTTAGTTATTAAAATTAGAGCGGATATGTTTTTGCCATATTTAACTGAAATGATTTCTTTCTACGAAAAAGAAGGTCGAGAAAAAAATATTTTTAGTTTAAGTCTCTATCCTAATTTTCCTTTTCATCCTCGGGACCATGTTTTTTTTAGGACAAAAAAGATTTGTTCAGCGTTTATTTAATATTCCATTAGACGAAGAAACTGGTCCCTATAATGAGTTTGAAGATGTGCGAAGTGAGACTTATATAGGTATGTGGTACTATTTCCTATTTAACTATAGGATGTTAAAGATGCTTAGAAAAAAGAAAGAGTATTTAACAGATAAGTCTCCTAAAAAAGATGAAGCTTTGAAGGTTTATCGGGAGATGATTGAAATGAAATATGCTTTTACGGCATTTCCTCTATATCCTATTGAATGGCCGAAACATTACCCTAATGGATATCCTTTTGGATACTTACAAAAATTATACGGAGAGCTATACAGTTGACACCGCTGAAAAACGTGGTATCCTAGAGAAAAGGAGAGTGTATGCCAAGATTCTATACTAAACCTTGTGGTTGTGAATTTGAGATTAGCGAATCCCATTTAATTTCCCGTGGTAAGGAATTAGATTGGTATTTAAAGAACGATTTAGTTCCACCTATTAAGTTAGACATTCAGAACATTAATATGGATTGTCCTGAAGTTTGGAAAATGCTGGGGAAGGGTTTGGTCAAAGGCGTTTTCCAATTAGAAGGTGCAACTGGAAAACGTTGGACTAAAGAAATGAAGCCCACGTCTATCGACCACCTATGTGCATTAGGCGCGTTATTACGTCCCGGTTGTACCAAGTCTATTGATAAAAAAACTGGTTGTAGTCTAACAGAGTTATTCTGTTTAAGAAAGAATGGATTAAAGGAAGTAGAGTATCTTCACCCCTGCCTGGAGAACGTCCTAAAAAGTACATATGGTATTTTAACTTATCAAGAGCAAGCTATGCAAATTGCTCAAATTGTGGCCGGATTCAATTTGCAAGACGCTGACGTGCTTCGGAAAGCTATTGGTAAGAAATTAGCTGATGAAATGGCAAAAGTGGAAAAGATGTTTGTAGAAGGCGCAAGAAAAGTTAATATTTTAAGCGAAGAACAAATTAATGAAGTTTTCGGCTGGATTAAAGAATCACAAAGATATAGCTTTAATAAATCGCACTCTATGTCATATGCAGTAAATGGTTATTGGTCAGCTTATTGCAAATGTCATTTTCCTATTTATTTCTTTACTTCATGGCTACGTCAAGCTCGCGATAAACAAGACCCTTTAGAAGAAATTAGGGAATTAATCAATGAAGCTAAACTTATGGATATTAAAATTTTAACACCTGATTTAAAAGCTATGAAAAAGCACTTTTACACAGATGGTAAAACTATCCGCTTTGGAATTGCCGATGTAAAAGGAATTGGAGAAGTCCAGGTAGATAAACTACGGAAAGTTGTTTCCGAAGCCGAAATGGTTTATGGTAAAAAACTTGCAGATTTAAATTGGTATGAATTTTTAGTTTTAGTTTCTCCCAGGATTACTTCAACAGTTATAGAAAGATTGATTGAAGTTGGCGGCATGAAATACATGGATAAATAAAATGTCAAGAACTAAAATGTTAGAAGAATATCGAGTTTACTCATCTTTAACAGATAAGGAACAAGAATGGGTGTTAAAGAATTTTAATAAATACTCCAATTTTTTAGAAGTTTTAAAGGCGGCAGCTAAAAGTAAAAAAGAAGGTGGAGCCTGCTCTATTGCTAATCGAGTAGAAATTTTAAAGGATAAAATTAAAGTATTAGAACATCCTATTAAAAGTATGAACGATGAACCCAATCTTATTGCTTGGACGGAAGAAAAATACTTAGGAATTTCTATTTCGTGTAATAAAATTGATTCTTGTGATACTAGCAGAGTGAACTGTTCTTGTAAAGAATATTTGGCTGGCCGTAAGGGTTATTTAATGTTTGGAGTAACGATTCAATCAATCCGAGAAGTTAAAGTTAAAAAAGGAAATTCGGCTGGCAAAACGATGGCTTTCCTAACCATATCAGATGACACTTGCGCTCTATCTGATGTGTGTGTCTGGGCAGACATCTATCAACAATTCGCGGAATTCTTGGTAGAAGGAAACACAGTTTTGATTCATGGTGAGAGAGATAAGAAGGGTTCCCTAATTGTAAAAGAGGTATGGCAGATATGATAAGAAGAACTTTTTTATCTTCAATTTTAGGATTTTTAGTTCCGTCTATTTCTATAGGTAGTCAAAAAATTAAAAGTGATTTTGATTACGCTCATGTAGACAAACCTATCTTAAATCCAGATGGAAGTTATTATAACGAAGGTATATGTCGAAGGCAGCATGTAATTCCATATTTTAATGACCAGCCTATGCATGGAGTAATAGAAGCAAACGCTAAGGAAGGTTGGTTGGTAAGAATTGTGAGAACGAAGGATGTTCTAGTTCCTGCCCCTACAGAAAAAATTTTTGGTAATGTAAGAATTATGAAAGATACTCCTGAAAGACGTAAAGATTTTGAAAAGAATGGAATTAATAAGTTATAATTTCTTGACAAATGAGATTTAAACGGTTATAATTCACTAGGTTAATTTATTTTGGAGAACTTGTACCATGAGTAGTATGAATTTTTGTCTGTTTACTGGAAATCTAGTTCGGGACGTGGAAGTAAAAGAAGTAGGTTCCACTAAAGTTGCTAGCTTTACAATCGCCTGTTCTAGAAAGTTTAAGAAAAAGGATGGAAAAGAAGTTACAGAAACCAACTTCTTCGATATTGAAGCTTGGGACAAACAAGCTGAAACTATCGCTAAATTCTTTGAGAAGGGTAGTTACATTACCGTGCGTTGTGCGGCCAAACAAGAAGTATGGGAAGATAAAACCACCAAAACCAACCGCAGTAAGATTAAGTTTCGCCTAGAAGAATTCTGGTTCCCACCGCTCGGAAAGCGTGGCGGTAAGCAGGAAGAGGATGGGCCAGACGATAATGATTCCCCTCCTGCTGATGACGGCGACAGCGCCACCCCTTTCTAAAATACTCTAGATAGACACGAAGACTCTGATGTATAAGTATGTCAGAGTCTTTTAGTTTTAAGGAATGAAAATGAAAAAAAGAATTTTGATGTGTAATGAAAGCTCACTTCTGTCTACTGGATATTCTACTTATGGATATGAAGTTCTTACACGACTTTACAACACGGGAAAATATGAATTAGCTGAATTAGCAGCATACGGCAAACCAGACGACCCGGCTTCCAATAATATTCCTTGGAAGTATTTTCCAGTTTTACCTCGGGAGAATGATGAGAGAGGTAAAGCTATTTATAATTCTAAACCTAGTAATCAATTCGGAGAGTTTATTTTTGATAATGTTTGCGCATCTTTTAAGCCAGACATTGTCTTTGATATTCGTGATACGTGGATGTTAGAATTTGAAGAACGTTCTCCAGCGAGACAATATTACCATTGGGCTATTATGCCAACGGTAGATTCTGCGCCTCAAAATGATGATTGGATTCCTACTTATACCAATGCTGACGCGGTGTTTACTTATTCTGATTGGGGTTTAGACGTTCTAAATCAACAAGGTCGAGGTAGGATTAAAACTATTTCTTCTGCTCCACCTGGGGCTAATTTAAAAGATTATAAGTGCTTGGATAAGATTAAAGTCAGAAAACAAATTGGTTTACCAGAAGACGCTCTCATTATTGGAACAGTGATGAGGAATCAGGTAAGAAAGTTATATCCTGATTTGATGGAAGCTTTTGCGAAATTTTTAAATGTGGCTCCCCCGGAAATAGCCAAGCGTTCCTATTTATATATACATACCGCCTACCCGGATGTAGGGTGGGACATCCCAAGGCTTTTGAAAGAATATGGCGTGGGGCATAGAACATATTTTACATACCAGTGCCTCTCCTGCAAAGAGATATACCCATCCCATTTCCAAGACGGTCGGGCTAGCTGTCGATTCTGTGGAAAAGCAGATGTATACACTCCTAATATTCGTAATGGAGTTCCGCCTAGTATTCTTAATGAAATTATGGCTCTATTTGATATTTATGTTCAATATGCTACTTGTGAAGGTTTCGGAATGCCACAAATTGAAGCAGCCTCTTCAGGAACTCCAATTATGTCAGTGGATTACTCTGCTATGTCAGATATAGTTAAAAAACTAAGTGGGTATCCTATTAGAATTCACAGAATGTTTCGAGATTCTGGAACTGAATCTTACCGGGCTTTACCGGATAATGATGACTTAATTGACAAACTTATTAAATTTTTCCATAAGCCAAAAGAAGAAAGAATAAGAGAAGGTGTGGAAGCTAGAAAGGCTGTAGAACTATACTACACTTGGGAAAAGACAGCAGCTATTTGGGAAAAGCATTTTGATTCCGTAGTTCCACTTGACAAGTGGAAAGAACCTGCTAAACTTGGCTCATCGGACCTGCGAGTGCCAAGCTCAGAAATGTCGAACACGGAATTCGTTAATTGGGCTTTTGATAAAATTGCTAATAGACCAGATTTAGTAAATAGTTACTTAGCAATTAGATTAGCTAGAGATTTAGGTTTGGGAATGTGTATTGACGGTTTACCTAATTTACTAGTAGACCCGGACCATAGCTCTCAAGCTTATACCAAATTTGGCGAGTTTACAAGAGAAAAGTTAGCACGGCACTTAATGAATTTATGTGAGATGAAAAACAATTTTGAAAAAAGGAGAACGTTATGAGTCGCGCAAGCCATGTGGAATTCTGCAAGAAGAGTAACCAAGAAGTTCTTAACAATAAGTTTCTACTAAAGTATAAGCGGGATAGTAAGGGTAATCGCACCGGTGTTATTATCTCTTTCCGAGATAATGATGGTGTTGTTAAGGTTGGTTGGAGTAAGTGTAATACTAAGCTAGAAAGCTTTGATAAGCATATTGGTATTCATAAGGCTATTGAGTGCGCTCGTATGACTAATCCTCACAATATTCCTCATAGCATTAAACGAGATTTAGTTGAAATGCAAGAACGGGCTCTACGATACTTTCGTACTAATGTAGTGGTTCAAGTAGTTTGAGAGTAATTTTAGAATAACCTGTATGAAATTGGTCATACAGGTTTCATCTTTGAGGATAATTATGAAAGTTTTATACGTTGGGCCATATCGTGAAGGAACAGGGGCTTCTAATCTTTCTTTAAATCTTATCAATTCTTTAATTAAGACTGATTTACCACTAGCAATTCGTCCTATCAAATTTAATCAGTATCAACCTAAATTATCCTCAGAGATAATTAAACTGGAGAATACTAGTAGCTCTAATTCTGATATAATTATTCAGAATGTTCCTCCTAATATGCTAGTTTACAATAAAAAAATTAAGAAAAATATATGTTATTTAAATTATCACACTAATAATTTCAGGCATAGTGATTGGCCTGAAAGATTAAATATGATGGATGAGATATGGGTTCCTTCGCAATTCGTAAAATCGTCATGTTTAAATAGTAATGTAGTTAAACCTATTAAGGTTATCCCGTTAGGATGTGAAGAATCTACGTATCTTCGTAATTATGGAGTAGATGAGCAGCTTAAGAAAGAAAAAAACGGAGATTTTATTTTCTACAATATTTCCGGTGCTTTCTCTCGGCGTAAAAATTACGCGGCTCTTATCAAGGCTTTCCATTTAGAATTTGATAAGAATGAACCGGTTAATATTGCTTTGAAATATATCAAACAATATAATCCTAACGAAATGTCAGATAGAGACTTTTTACAACAGATTAAAAAAGGACTTAATTTACGGAATACGAAAGAAGAAATTTTACTACCATCTAATTATATTAGTGATAACGATATATATAAGATACATACTAATTGCGATGTTTTCGTTTCAACTTCATACGGAGAAGGCTGGTGTATTCCTGCTTTTGAAGCTATGTTTTTTGGACGCACTCCAATTGTAACCAGATTTGGTGGATACACAGATTACATCAATGAATCTACCGGATGGACAGTTGACTGTCATCTTGAACCTGTTTTCGGAATGGATAGTAATAGCGATAATTTATTTTCGGGAAGAGAATTATGGGCTTCTATCTCTATTCCATCCCTTCAAAAGAATATGCGAGAAGCTTATGAAAATAAAATACTTAGAGAAGAAAAATCTGAAAATGGTATAAACAAGATTTTTGACTATTCGCATGAAAAAGTAAGTTCTCTAATTAAAAAGGCGATATATGAGTAAGAAAGAACGCAAACCGAATCCTAATCGTTCTACTTTCGATAAAAAAACTTTAGATTCTCTTTCTGAGAAGTATAAAGTAAAACCTATGACTGACGGACATATTGATTTATTGGAAGCTATTGAAGATTGTGAATTCGTAATCTGTACTGGTCCCGCAGGTTCGGGTAAAGCATTATCAATGGATTCAAAAATATATACTCCAAACGGTTTTATCTTAAATAAAGATATTAAAGTCGGAGATGTAATTTGTACTCCAAATGGTACTTCAAAAGTAACCGGCGTATTTCCACAACCTATTAAAGAACTGTTTAAAATAACTTTTAATGATGGTTCTTCAGTCGAATGCTGCGGAGAACACTTATGGGAAGTAACTCATATTCAAAATGGTTGGACTAAAATAGTTGATACAAATTTTATTAAAAATAATTATTTGAATTCTAATAATAGAAAAGTTTTAAAAATTGGAGTTTGCAATCCAGTAGAATTTAAAGAAAAAGAATATGTTATACATCCATATTTATTAGGAGTATTAATATCAGAAGGATGTTTAAAACAAAATCCTAGATTTACAACTTCTGATGAAGAAGTATTAAATAAAGCAAAATCTGTATTAAATAAAGAATATATTATCTCCAAAGTTAAACATAATTCAAAATATGATTATGTTATAAAAAAGAGTGATGATAATGATGATTACAAAAATGTAATAAATGACGAACTAAAAAGACTTAATTTACATGGATTATATAGTTACGAAAAATATATTCCTGACGAATATTTATTTGGTAATATAGAACAAAGAATTGAATTGTTAAGAGGAATAATGGACGGAGATGGAACTGTTAATAAAACTACTGGAACTCCAATTTTATGTACAACGTCTAATAAATTAAAGGAAACTTTTATTCATCTAATAAATTCATTAGGCGGAACAGTTTCAGTGTCTAGTAAAATCCCTAAATATAAATATAAAGATGAAATACTAGAGGGTAAATTATGTTGGATATTAAGTATATGTCTACCAAATATTAATTGTTTTTCATTAAAAAGAAAGGCTGATTTACAAAAAGAAAGAACAAAATATAAACCTGTAAGATATGTAGAAAATGTAGAAAGTGTTGGTGAAAAAAAATCTCAATGTATTATGATTGAAGATGAAAAACATTTATACTTAACTAATAATTTTATTGTGACTCACAATACCCACCTATCTTTAGGTAAAGGTATTGAATACTTAAAAGCTGATAAATACAAGAAATTACTTTTAATTAGACCTTTACAAGAATGTGGTCGTGCTATCGGATTCTTACCTGGAGAAAAAGACAAGAAGTTAGCCCCACATATGTTAGCCTTTACCGATTTGTTTTCTAAGTTTTGCTCTCCAGAATATCTACAGACACTCATAGATGAAGAAAGGTTAGTGATAGATACTTGCGAATTCATGAGAGGTCGAACTTTTGATGATACTTATATTGTGGTGGATGAAGCTCAAAACTGTTCTTATCCACAATTAAAAATGTTAATTACTCGCGTGGGTAAAAATTCCAAATTTATTTGCGTGGGTGACTGTACTCAAAGCGACTTACCATATTGGCAAAAATTTGACGATGGTAGAACACTAAGAGTTCCTTATGAAGTGATGATTGATAGATTAGACGACCGAGATGATAACATTGCAATCGTCGAATTAGACCAAAAAGACATCGTCCGAAATGGTTTAACAGCAAAAATAATCGGATGGATGGACAATTCATAACTTTTTGGACTACTATTAGTTAGGAAATACCGATTTAATAGTAGGAACCATTTATGTCAATCGCTTTAGAATCTATTATTAGAGCGGCCACTAGAGATTCCAGTGAGCCGCTCAATATCATTTTACTAAACTCTAATGAGCGTTACCAATCACTTTTAGCCAAAACGGGCCATAACTTCTATCTGATGGGTAAATGGAATCATACCGGTTCTTTAATTCCAGAAAATTTTCGTCAAGTCATGGCTTTAGAATATGGAATAGGTTATGATTTAGTAATTTGTTTAGGCAGAAACAGGCATCTTCAAGATGCTAAAAAAATATCAAAATCTTATCATTTACCACTTCTTTTATTAGAACTAGATTATCCTAATGTAAATAAAGAAATTAAAAAAGAAGAAGGTGATATAAACGTTTTTATTAATGAAAGACAAGCAAATGCTTGGGGATTCAATAATAATTTTGAACTAGTAGGCAACGGAGTAGATAATGTTTTGTTTCATAATATGAATTTAGATAGAGAAGATTCTATTATGACAGCTATTCCAATGTGGAAAGAAAGAGATTGGTCGCACGGTTTCAGAGTTTATCACAAAAATATAGATAAAAAATTACCGCTCAAAATATTTGGTCAAGATAATTTTCTTCACTGGCAAGAATTAATTAGACAATATAATACTAACTTGATATATTTCAATCCAACCATCTTTGTTCCTCAACCCATGCAAATATTAGAAGCGATGGCATGTGGTTGTATTGTAGTAGCTTTAGAAAATCATTTTTCACATGAGTTAATTGATAATAATTATAATGGTTTTCTAACTAAAGCAGAAGATATTAACGATACCTTAAAGTACGTTTTAAACTGTTCTAAAAATGAACTAGATTTAATTAGAAAAAATGCTTACGAAACAGTTGTAAAACATTCTACACATCATTTTACACATGATATAAATAAACTTATTATCAATACATCAAATACTACATTTAACGGAAAAATATGAAAATCAACATTACTTTAGATAATCCAAACTGTTTAAATGGATATCTTAATTTAGACCCTATTCTAAGAGAAGCTGGAACCTGTAAAATCAAAGCTGACGTAACAAATATAGATGAATACGTAGACATCGCAGAATGCACCGAATTACGAGCGTATAACGTTTTAAGCTTTTTTGACTCTAATAAAGTTGATAAGATATTAAATAACTGGATTTCTAAAATTAGAATAGGTGGAACTATAGAAATATCTGAAATTGACTTTGAAAAAGTGTTCAAAGCTTATTCTCGGGGAGATATTGACATCATCAAATTTAACAAGATGTTATTCGGTGAACAGAATCAAAGTTGGGAATTCAGAAAGTCAGCTTTAAATATGGATTCCATTTCTGAAGTCTTTAAGAACAGAAATTTTGAAATAATTGAGAAAACATATATTAACTTTAATTTTATCGTCAAAGCAAAGAGATTAAAATGAATTACAAAACGGAATGCAAAAATTGTATTTTCGCGACTAAGCCTGGAGAATGCCAACTAGAAAGATTAGACCCGTTTCAAAAGAATGGGGCTACTATAGAACATGATGAGAATGGTAATGTGACTATTAAAGGTAGATATTGTTCAGCCTTAAGAACTAACAAATGGGCGGAAAAGAAAGATAGATTCAATCTACCTATTATTGTTAGAGCGGAATTACTAATATCTACCGAAACTATTATTTATATTAATGACGAAAATTACCAAGAAGACAAATTAAAGAAAACTTTAGACAGTATAGAAAAACAATTATTGAAAACTAATCTAGTAGTATTCAATAATAATTCTAGTTTAAGTGTAGCCAAACTAATCAAAATAGCTAAAGAATATAATTTTAGTTATAGAGTAGATAAGGTGATGCTTGGAGAAAACAAGGAAAGAGTTCATGAATTAGATTCACTGGATTTCTCTTTAGTAAAAGGAAACGCAGATTTCTATGTAATCTTATATCCCGGCGGAACTTTAGATGATGATGAGTTCTATGCTAACATAGATGAATCTCTTAATGAAAGAATGTTGAGATTCTCTTATATATTACCTAACGAAGAAATTGGGCGCGGACCTTTTGTATCCTACGCCTTACATAAGAAGTTACAAGGTAATATTCCTATGAGTGAAGCTAGAATCTTAGAAGAAGGTAATGGAAGCAAAGAAGTTGTATTTAATACCTTGAAAGAAAAAGTGGATTATTTAGCCAAAAAAGATGGTCACGAATATCTAATTAAAAAATACGAGGATATTAAAAATGGATAAAATCCTAACTGTCATTATTATTGATTTTATCAATAATAAAGAACAAACAGCGCAATGTCTAAGTACCATCAAAGCGCAAAAATGTGAATTTGGTAAAGGTTTAATGGTAGGTGGAGATTATACTAAAAGCGAATTATTAAATAAAGGGTTGTCATTATGTCAAACTCCGTATTTAATGTTTGTAGAGACTACTCAACGTTTAAAACTAGACTATATCAAAAAATGTTTTGATGCCATTCAAAAATATCCCGTGGGGGCAGTCTATACAGATTTTGAAAATGAATATTACAGACAATATCTACCATCCTTCGATAGACAAAAGATAACTTCTGGGCATCAAATTCCTACCACGGCTCTCTATAAAAGAGAAGTTTTTGAAACTTGTGGGGAGTTTGATGTTTCACTTTCAGTTTTGGAAAATTGGGATATGTGGCTAAGAATCTCCGAAAAGTTTCCCATCTTTCATATTCCAGAAAGTTTATACGTTTCCTGTAAAAAGGATATTAATATTACTAATAAAACCCTTAATAGCAATAGAGATTATATCTTAAGTAAAGCAAGACAGAGAACAAATGGATAATTTTAAAGAATTTAGTATTATAATTCCGGTAGCGGGAATTGGCAAGAGAATGAAAAGCTACGGACCTAAATGTTTAATATTACTGGATAATACTAATATTTTAGGAAGGCAATTAAATATTCTTCAAGAATTATATCCTAAAAGCGATATTGTAATTGTTACAGGATTTGAGCATAATAAAATTAACAACTTTGTGAATGAGTGGAAATTCAAAAGAGTGTTAGGAAGTAAAGAAGTCAAAACTATACATAATAAACATTATGAAGATAATAATGTAGCTAAAAGTATTAGTATTGCCACAGAATACTGTGATAAAAATAAATACTTAATTGTGTATGGAGATTTAGTTTTCAATAAGGAAACTTTATCTGAAATTGAATGGGATAAAAGTGGAGTCTTATTAGATAAAAACCATCAATTCTATAAAGATGAAATTGGTATCTTAAAGAACGAAGATAAAATATCCACATTCTGTTATGGGTCTGACATTAAATGGTCACAAATATGTTATCTAGAAGAGAATGAGATGGAGTCCTATCTAAACTTCATGGATGACGAAAATCGAAACAAATTCTTTTCATTTGAAATTTTCAATTTGATGCTGGAAGAAGGAATTGATTTTCAAGAATACTACAGTCCCAACTCAAAGATTGTGGAAGTGGATTATTCCAAGGATATTACCAAGGCGCGAAATTTAGTGAAAGGTAAGTTATGAAGATTTTAGTTTCAGCAGGGAAGGTGCCTGACACACAGAGCCTCTCTTCCGGTTGGTTCCACGCCTTTCAATTCCTAGGGCATCAGACTCGTAGTTGGGTATGTGGAAAAGATTCTTCCTTTGATGCGATGGATGAGTTTGACCCAGATTTAGTCTGGGCTCATAGTCGAGATTTAACGAGAGATGCTGTGCGGGCAATTCTGGATAAGAAAATAAAAATCATTCTTTTCATTAGCAACTTTGAAGAAGCTTCCGAAGAAGAAAAAAACTTTGTTTACCAACTCCGCAATGCTGGCGTGCTTCTCAATACTACCTTTCCTACCTTGATATCCAAGGAGAGATTACATTGGGGGCATCATTCCGGCGTGTATGGCATCCTTCCCTGCTTACCTGCGGCTGATTTAGTTCTACCGGCTCCTTCACCGCTTCAAAGTAGCTTTCGGTCAGAAATCTCTTTCATTGGATGCTATGAGGCGAGAAAAGAAAAAAATATCTCTGAGTTTATCTACCCTTTGTTAGAAAGATATCAAGTAAAATTATTTGGTTACGGTCCTTGGCCCACAGCTAATTATTTAGGTTCTTTAGATAAACGTTCGTTTCAAGAGGTAGTAGAAAATTCTAAAATAAATATTAGTGTTTCTAATGATAATTCTACTTCTCCAAGCGAAAGAATATTTAAAATATTAAAATATAATAAGACGCCAGTAGTACACGAATCTTTACCTGACTATCATGACATTTTTGGAGAATCCTGCTTATTCTTTAAAAATGTAGAAGAGTTAGAAGAGATTATTGTTAAGCAGCCGAAGTTGGAATTAACTGGAATAGAGTGGCTAATTAATAATCATCATTGTTATACGGATAGAGTGCAGGAAATCTTTAAAGTATTAGGAGTTAAATAATGAGAAAATTAGGATTAGCTTTATCTAATTTAGGCGCAAACCAAGCCGCGTATTTATGTATTAATAATTCCAATAATTTTCTTAAAGAGAATTATCAAATAGATATTATAGGTTTTTATGAAAACCTAATAAAAACTTGTTTAACTCCCAATTTCGCTTGTATGCAAGCTGTAGAACTTTGGGGGTACGATGGTAATGTGGTAGCCTGCAATCTTAATTTAGCAAATGATATTGTCAATATACCCACTATTTCTAACCGCTACTTCTATATTTGGGATTTAGAATGGATTCATTTAGAAGATAAACAATTTTCTAAGATATATCCAATATATAGCAATCCTAACCTAACACTTATAGCTAGAAATGATGACTACGCTAAAATTACTGAAAAGATGTGGGGTGTTAAAATAGATACCGTGATAGAAGATTTTAATATAGATAAATTTGTGAGTCTAATATGGAAATAGAATTTACTGAAAAATACATTGTATACGCTTATGTAACTTTAGGCAAAAGTACGTATGATATTGCTAAGATACTAAAAACATATCCTAATAAGGTAGCTAGAGTTTTAGAAAAAGCGGGCATCCCATTAAGAACTAGAGCCGAAGCTCAAAAGCAAGCTTTAAAGAGTGGGCGACACGAACATCCTACGCGGGGTCGAAAAAGAACCGAGCGAGAAAAAATTAAAATTAGTGAATCTGTCGCAAAAAATTGGGAAAATCTTTCTTCGGAAGAAAAAGAGCGTCGTTCTAAAGTAGCTAAAGAAAATTGGGAAAATTTAGAAGATAAAGACAGAGAAAGAATTCAAAAGGCAGCGGGCGAAGCGATTCGGGAAAGCGCGGAAATTGGTTCTAAACTAGAGCGATTTTTATTGATAGAACTAGGAAGACGCAGCTACAAGGTAGTTTTTCATAAGGAAGCTGTGGTAGAAAATGAAAAATTACAGTTAGACTTATTTCTTTCAGAAATGAATCCTCCAGTAGTTATTGAAATAGATGGGCCAGCCCACTTCTTTCCTATTTGGGGAGAAGAAAGTCTCCAAAAGCATATTAGCGCTGACCAGCAAAAAAACGGTTTATTATTACAATCCGGTTATATTGTGTTACGTGTTAAACATTTAACTAAAAATCTTTCCGAAATCCAAAAGCGTCGGGCCTTGACAGATATCCTAAATGTGTTAGAATCAATAAGTCTCAAGACACCCGATGAAGATAAGCGCTTAATCGAAATAGAGGTAAAGTGATGTCAGAAGATAATCCATTAAATAAATTAGATGTAGAGGTCGATTCCTCACTTCCCATTATCGTTCCAGAAATCAAAAAGGAAGATATTGTTCCTGAAATGACTGACCCAGATTGGTCAGATTATGTTTTTAAACATTTTGAAGAAGATGAGATGATTGACGGAAATCCTACAGTAGATGGGTTAAGACGTGTTACTAAAAAGTTAATTGGTGATATAGTAGAAAGTGTTTGTAACGTAGTTCAAGCTCCACTTCCTAATAACGATTTTTCTGCTACAGTAGAACACGCAGTTAGAATTGTCCATCGAGAAACCGGTCGAGAAATCTATTTCCGAGAAGTAGCCGACGTAAATATCGCTAACTGTGACGCAGAATTCCGACGTTTTGCTACTTCTACAGCTTCTACTAGAGCCGAAGCTAGAGCCCTTCGTAAAGCTTTAATGTTGAAGCGAGTAGTGGCAGCAGAGGAAATCACCACTGTGGCTCCTGACACTCCAGACAATGTAGGAAAAATCACTAAAAATCAAATTAATTTCTTAGTACAATTGTGTAAGAGAAACAATATTAATTTAATGAAGTATATTAATTTAGGTACTAACAAGTTTGATAAGATTGAAGATGTGCCATATTCTATCTCAGTTAAGATGATTGGCGTACTCAATGAGTATCAACAAAAGCCGGAAAAAATTAAGGACTCTATTAAAGGATGGGATGAAAATTGGAACAAGAAGTAATAGATGATGAAGTAACATCAGAGTACAAAATATTAATAGACGGCGAACCCTTCAATACTGAAAAATATATTGTGGTCGAGTATAGTATTTATGATAGATACTTGAAGTATGTAGATAGGAACGCGCACTTCCCATACTGGCCGACCACCATTTACGGTAATATCACCGTGGAGAAAATTAAATAATGTCAAACGAAAATAAAAAAGAAGAAACTCCCGTCAACACGGTCACCCCTAGCGTGACCT